TATAAAGTAATATTGTGTCAAGTTGATTCTCCATGATATAATATTATATATTTATTACCAGCAGTCTTCTCGGATTGCCGTTGGATTCTGGCCCATACTCACACTTCTCCAGTTTGTTCCACCAGATATTGTTTGAACGGGACTGGATTGGCCTGTTGTTGCGTTATTACCAAGAGCACCTTGCCCGTTTTCGCCCCAGACCCAGAGTGTACCGTCAGTTTTGATTGCGCCACGATTTCCGTAAAAAGAAAAAGATGCAAACGTGCTTACACTTCTCCAATTAGTACCACCGGAGACTGTTTGGACTGGGCTGGATCGGCTTATTGTTGAGTTGGTGCCTAACTGGCCCGCACAGCCAGTGCCCCAAACCCAGAGTGTTCCATCCGTCTTGATTGCTGCAACACTATCCCCGGCGCTTACACTTCTCCAGTTTGTTCCACCAGAAATTGTTTGAACTGGACTGGATTGGCCTGTTGTTGCGTTATTACCAAGAGCACCCTGCCCACCGCCACCCCAAGTCCAGAGAGTTCCGTCAGTTTTGATAGCTGCAGCGATGCCATATCCCATGGATGCGCTCTTCCAATTAGTTCCACCAGATATTGTTTGAACAGGGCTGGATCGGATTATTGTTGTGCCGTCACCGTTAGCGGCGGTTGCCCCACCCCATGTCCACAGAGTACCATCTGTTTTTATTGCAACGGCATGCTTCGCGCCAAAGATGCCGTGGAAAATACTCAAGCTTTTCCAATTGGTTCCACCTGAAATTGTTTGAACTGGACTGGATTGTCGTATTGTTGAGTTGTTACCTAGCGCACCTAGGCAGCCATAGCCCCACGTCCAAAGTGTTCCATCGGTTTTAATAGCTGCCGATCCATTAAAAGAAAAACTTGCGCATTTCCAATTCGTTCCACCAGAAATTGTCTGCACCGGACTTGATCTATTTATAGTTGAGTTATTGCCGGCTGTTCCGCCAAGCGCTGTACCACCCCATATCCAGAGTGTCCCATCAGTTTTAACTCCTCCGCTTTGACATCCACCACTACTAGAATTTTTCCAATTGGTCCCACCTGAAATTGTTTGAACGGGACTGGAATGTGGTATTGTTGAGTTGTTGCCGGGACCAACACCACCCAGCGACCACAATCCGCCTTCTAAGAAGCAATCCTTACGGACGAATACATCTTCAAAATCTGCACCACTCCACCCCGCAGCGGTATCGGTGATCTTGAACCCCGTTGGATTACTTCCCATTAGTAGTCTCCTTCGTCACGGATTGCTACTGTCCTGGCATTGGAAGCACTGCTACCTATTTCTGCACTCCGCCAATTATTACCGTCAGAAACTGTTTGTACAGGACTGGACCGAGATGTCTGCGAGTTGGTACCAAGCCGCCCGTCAGCCCCACAACCCCATACCCAAAGAGTACCATCGGTTTTGATAGCTACTCCCACTGCAGACGCTAAACTAACACTTCTCCAGTTCGTTCCGCCAGAGATTGTTTGTACTGGGCTAGAATAAACATTAGTTGTATTATTACCAAGCCCGCCGCCACGGCCGTCGCCCCACAGCCAGAGTGTTCCATCGGTTTTGATTGCTGCGGATGCATATCTTGATGAACTACCGGGGCTTCTCCAATTCGTTCCACCAGAAACTGTTTGAACTGGACTGGATTTTGCTGTAGTTGAGTTGTCGCCCAACTTACCGTACGCACCGCCACCCCACAGCCAGAGTGTTCCATCTTTTTTGACTGCAGTAATTGAATTATAACCTGCACTCACACTTCTCCAATTAGTACCACCAGAGACTGTTTGAACGGGAGAAGATTGATACGCAGTACCGTTACAACCAAGCCACCCACAAAATCCTTGGGCCCACGTCCAGAGTGTTCCATCTGTCTTAATTGCGACAAATGCCGGATTGTTGCCCGTTTTAACACCAATGCTTCTCCAGTTGGTCCCGCCAGAAAATGTCTGGACAGGTGATGATCGTTCTCCGAAGGCAAGACTGGAGAAGCCACCCCACACCCAGAGAGTTCCATCTGTTTTGATTGCTGCTGATGTACCACCCCCGGCGCTTACACTCTTCCAATTAGTACCGCCAGAGACTGTTTGAACAGGGCTGGATTGATTTATAGTTGAGTTGTTACCGAGTTTGCCACCGGAAAAGCCGGGATCATTATTACAACCCCAACTCCAAAGTGTACCGTCAGTCTTTATTGCTATTGTGTGGTGTTCTCCGGTACTTACACTTCTCCAGTTAGTTCCACCGGAGACAGTTTGAACCGGACTGGATCGTCTTATAGTTGAGTTGTCACCAAGACTGCCGGCGGCACCCTGCCCCCATATCCACAACGCAGGTGCTTGCATCCAAGGCACTAGACTAGGATATGCTTCAAGCAAATATTCTTGAGTTACCAAATGGCAACCTAAATCCAGCCCATCGGTATCCTTAAATCTAGTACAAACTCGATCTGCCATTATACGTTACCTGGTGTATTTTCTTCTACGATTACGATTGCATCTAGTTCTGCTAGAGTCTCGGCAGCATCAATTTGACCACTTAGAGTCGACTCCCAGTCAAAGCATTCCTGAATGTACTTTCCACCTTCTGAAACGATATACCCAAGGTCTGTTTTGGTTAAGTCCAACCATACTGTAGGAAACTTCCAACGAATTACTTCGTCGTCAGCCATCGTGACAAACTTTTGAATGAAGATGTCACGATTACCTCTGCTTGTATCGCACCAGACATCGTGTCCCTGAATAGTACGAGTGATGCCCGCGTTTTCTTTATTCCAACGCTCAGCTGATACGATTGACTTAAGTTCTCCTCTGACTAGATCGATCGGCTTATCCTGTACCACCCAAGTTGCAGTTGCCTGAGCCTCTTCATTTTCGTCATCATATGTCCAGATTGGGCCCTGGTGAAAATGAATCTTTGGATTGGTCAGGTCTTCATATACAGATATGCACTTGCGGATCTTGACACCTGGATATGGTTCGAATGGCACTCTTGATTCATCAGCTTGAGTGACGGTTACCTCTTCATCAAGTTCGTCATAAAGAACATCAGATATGTATCTTGGTCTCCAAGCGATTGGACCAAGTATTACGAAATTAGCATCGTTATTATGATCTGTTATTACATACATTTATATGATCCTTTAGTTTAGAATTCTGTTACGCAGAGTGCCGCTGTCACGGAAGCCGCAGCAGCAACACGTCTCCAATTTGTTCCCCCAGAGATTGTCTGAACGGGGCTGGATGAGCCTGCGGTTGAGCCTTGATTTATGTTGTTTCCAAGTGCGCCACGATATCCACTGCCCCAACCCCATAACGTCCCGTCAGTCTTAATTGCTACACCGCCGAAGAGCTTTGCATCAACCGCTCTCCAATTAGTACCACCAGAAATTGTTTGAACGGGGCTGGATCTATTCGTAGTTGAGTTGTTACCTAATCGCCCGAGGTCCCCCAGACCCCATGTCCATAAAGAGCCGTCTGTTTTGATTGCAGCTGTCATACATTCGGCTAAAGCAACACTTCTCCAATTCGCCCCACCAGAAACGGTTTGAACTGGGCTGGATTGATTTGCAGTTGAGTTGTTACCAAGAGCTCCGCAGTATCCTCCTCCCCACAACCAAAGTGTTCCGTCAGTTTTTGTTGCTGCGGAATTATACCGACCTATACTAGCACTCTTCCAGTTTGTTCCACCGGATATCGTTTGAACTGGGCTGGATCGATCGGTTGTGGCGTTGTTTCCAAGACGTCCAACTTGCCCGCGACCCCACAGCCAAAGTGTTCCGTCAGTCTTGATTGCTGCGCTATGCTGGCATCCACCCCTCGCCACCCGTAGCCAGTTAGTTCCACCAGCGATTGTCTGAACTGGGCTAAGTGTCTCGTTCACGCTATCTTGAAGGTTATTTCCTAACTTTCCTTGGCCATTAGATCCCCAACTCCATAACGTCCCGTCAGTCTTAATCGCGTGAACCCAATTCGCGCCACCGCCTATACTCCTCCAATTAGTTCCGCCGGAAATGGTTTGAACTGGGCTGGATCGTCTTATAGTTGAGTTGTTGCCGAGAACATCATGACCCCACAACCAGAGCGTTCCGTCAGTTTTAATGGCGGCGATGTGTTCCGACCCTGCTTTTATATCTTTCCAATTAGTTCCTCCGGAAATGGTCTGAACTGGGCTGGATCTCACAATCGTTGTGTTGTCACCTACACCGCAAGCAATGCCCATTCGGCCCCATGCCCACAACTGATGCCCAACGAAGCGGTCTATGAGTTCCTCTTCGGTGACAAGAATATCTTTAATGCATCCACACTGTGATAAAAATGGCATTATGAGTCTCTCATAGTATTGATTTCTGTTCTCAGTTGTTTTACTTCATCAATTAGAATAGCAATTAACGGTGTATAATTTACATATTTATTACCGTTTGTGTTATTTATTAACTCCGGTAATATTTCTTCTAATTCCTGCGCAATTACACCATAACTCTTAGTTCCAGTTGATTTCCATTTAAACTGATAAGTTTTAATTCTATTAAGTATGTTGGTAGCATTTTCTATAGTTTCAATCTCTTCTTTGTAAGCAGCATCAGAAAGTGAATTATATTCTGTAGCATTCAATGTTCCAGTGGCCGCATCAAAATAGAGTTTTGTAGTAGTTACTTTTGGCGTTTGGTTAGATCCGGCAGCACCTACCATAACTGGATATAATAATGTAGTTGCTGTATCATTAGTAGCATTTATTATATTAGACGGTCCTGTTAGACCTTGGAGACCCTGGGCACCTCTTAAACCTTGAATACCCTGTGAACCATCAGATCCAATGCCTTGAATACCTTGAGCACCTGTAATACCCTGGGCACCTCTTAAACCTTGAATACCTTGAATACCTTGAGCACCGTTAGATCCAATGCCAGCAAGACCTTGTTGACCGGTAATACCTTGGACACCCTGGATACCTTGAATACCTTGGCCTGTTAAGCCTTGAATACCTTGTTGACCTGTAATGCCTTGGACACCCTGGATACCCTGTATGCCTTGTCCAGTTAAACCTTGGAGTCCTTGAACACCCTGTCTGCCTTGTACACCCTGTTGTCCTATAAGACCCTGTATGCCTTGCAAACCTTGGATACCTTGGCCTGCGAATGCACCAGTAATACCCTGTAGACCCTGAATACCTTGACCTGCAAAGGCACCAGAAATACCCTGTAGTCCTTGGATACCTTGACCTGCAAAGGCACCAGTAATACCTTGTAGACCTTGTAGACCCTGACCAGCAAATGCACCGGAAATACCCTGTAAGCCCTGCAAACCCTGAATACCTTGACCTGCAAATGCACCGGTAGTACCTTGTAGACCTTGAATACCTTGTCCAGCGAATGCACCAGATATACCTTGGATACCTTGGAAACCCTGTCGACCTTGGATACCCTGGAGACCCTGACCGGTAAGACCTTGGATACCCTGTAGACCTTGGATACCCTGTCCAGCAAATGCACCGGTTATACCTTGCAGACCCTGTAGACCTTGTCCTGCGAAGGCACCAGATATACCTTGGATACCTTGGAAACCCTGTCGACCTTGGATACCCTGGAGACCCTGACCAACAAGTCCTTGGATACCTTGTAGGCCTTGAACACCCTGGATACCTTGTAGACCCTGGATACCCTGACCCACAAATGCACCAGATATACCTTGTAGACCCTGGATGCCCTGGCCTGCAAATGAACCTGTAGTACCTTGAATACCTTGAACACCCTGGATACCTTGAACACCTTGTCTACCTTGAGCGCCAGTAAGTCCTTGAAGTCCCTGTAAACCCTGTGAACCTGAGATACCTTGTCTTCCTTGAATACCCTGATTACCAGTAATACCTTGAGATCCAGAAAGACCTTGAACACCCTGTCGACCTTGAATACCTTGCGATCCCACAAATTGCCCAACACTAGTCCAGTTGGTGCCATCATAAACCCATAAATCTCCCGTAAGTGTCTCAATAACAGCGTTACCGGCCACTGCACTACCAAACGAGGATTTTAACAAAGCATCACTAGCTACTTCAATACTTCCGATAATTGTGATACCGGGTCCGTATGTTCCCTGAACACCTTGTAAACCCTGGATACCCTGCCCAGTTAAACCTTGAACACCCTGAATACCTTGCTGACCTACTAGACCTTGAACACCCTGGTTACCGCGCAAGCCTTGCGGGCCGATCGGGCCTTGAATGCCCTGGTGACCTTGAAGACCCTGTTGACCGAGCACACCTTGACGACCTTGAATACCTTGGACGCCTTGAAGACCTTGGTTTCCAGAACCACTAATACCTTGGATACCTTGGCCACCAAATATACCCTGTACGCCTTGAGATCCTGTAATACCTTGTATTCCCTGCTCGCCTTGGATACCCTGTTGTCCAGATAATCCTTGTATTCCCTGCTCGCCTTGAATACCTTGGGTACCCTGTATACCTTGTTCGCCTGTAATACCCTGAATACCTTGACCAGTAATACCTTGTCTGCCCTGAATACCCTGAGTACCTTGTTGGCCTGTAATACCCTGAATACCTTGACCAGTAATACCTTGTCTGCCCTGAATACCCTGAGTTCCTTGGGATCCCGTAATACCCTGAGATCCTGTAATACCCTGAATACCTTGGGATCCTGTAAGACCTTGGACACCTTGCTGGCCCTGAATACCTTGCTGTCCCTGAATACCCTGTTGACCTATAAGCCCCTGAACACCTTGTTGACCTTGAATACCCTGAGTACCTTGGGATCCCGTAATACCCTGTGTACCGCCCGCACCCTGAATACCTTGCTGGCCCTGAATACCCTGTTGACCTTGAATGCCCTGAATACCCTCTTGCCCTTGAATGCCTTGCTGTCCCTGAATACCCTGTTGACCTATAAGCCCTTGAAGCCCTTGGACGCCCTGTCTACCTTGAGCTCCAGTAAGTCCTTGAATACCTTGAATCCCTTGGACGCCCTGTCTACCTTGAGCTCCAGTAAGTCCTTGAATACCTTGAATACCTTGGGATCCCGTAAGACCTTGGACGCCTTGAGTGCCTTGAACACCTTGAGTACCTTGGGATCCTGTAAGACCTTGAGTTCCTTGTGGTCCTATAATACCCTGAATGCCCTGACCAGTTAAACCTTGAGTACCTTGTATACCTTGAGGCCCTTTAATTTGGCCAACATTTTCCCATGTTGTTCCATCATAAACCCACAAATTACCTGATGCTTGATCAATTACGCCGTTTCCTGTAACTGCTGTGGGAAACGCGTTGTTTAAAACATCTTGTTCATCATCTGGTGGAACGAAGTTCGACACGTCTATTACAGTTCCTATAATAGTAAGAGACGGGCCATAAGTTCCCTGGATCCCTTGTATCCCTTGTCTGCCTTGAATTCCTTGAATTCCCTGCTCACCCTGTAGACCTTGGGTTCCTTGAATGCCTTGTTGACCCTGAACACCTTGCGCGCCTTGAATTCCTTGTGGCCCTTGGATCCCTTGTACACCCTGAGTACCTTGCTCACCTTGAATACCTTGCTGGCCTTGGACGCCCTCATTACCCTGGATACCTTGCTGACCTTGGATACCTTCATTGCCCTGGATACCTTGAGTACCTTGAATACCCAATTCACCTTGGACACCTTGTTGACCCTGAACGCCTTGCGCGCCTTGAATTCCCTGTTGGCCAGTAAGACCCTGAATACCTTGCTCGCCCTGGATACCTTGCTGACCTTGAATACCTTGAGTACCTTGGGTGCCTTCTTGTCCTTGAATACCTTGCTGGCCTTGAATACCCTGTTGACCCTGAATACCTTGTGTACCCTGTTGACCTTGAATACCCTGTGGACCTTGTATTCCTTGTGATCCTTGAATACCCTGTTCACCCTGGATACCTTGCTGACCTTGAATACCCTGTTCGCCCTGAATACCCTGTTCGCCCTGAATACCCTGTTGACCTTGAATACCTTGATCACCTTGAATACCTTGAGTACCCTGAATACCTTGCGGCCCTTCAGACCCTTGAATACCCTGAATACCTTGACCTACTAAGCCTTGAAGCCCCTGTTGACCTTGGATACCTTGGCGGCCTTGGATACCTTGTATTCCTTGTCCAGTTAAACCCTGGATACCCTGGATACCCTGTCTACCTTGGATACCTTGGATACCTTGCAGGCCTTGGAGACCTTGCACACCTTCGTTAAGTATTATCCAAGTTGCGCCATCGGAATAATAAACATTACTATCAACACCGTAAACTATAGCGCCTTCAAAATAGCCGGGATCTAGATTAATAGGAACTTCTAATTTAGTTCCTTGTCCTATAACGGATGTGGATCCACGTACAGTTCTTAAAACCATTATCCGATCTCCACTGTTCCGTCTACGTCATCCTGTTCAGCTTGTCCAACAGTATAAGATATGGTTACATTAATTCCGCTTGCCGTAGAACTAGTTATTTCAAGTGTATCACCGCTAGCAATAAATTGCCCATTTAATGGCATCGGTAAAATATCATAAGCAGGAATTGGTAATTGGGATGCTATTATATAGTTAGTAGTATCAGAATTTCTATAAATTCGTATGTCTACCGTAGCACTTGATGATGTTGTATTTGTAATGAGAAGAGGACTGATTATTTCAGCAACACCAGGAACTGTTATAGTACCCCCGCCGAATGATTCTTCGGGAATTTCATATTCTGGAACTTCTATTAGTATAGTGTAACCAGCATTTGAAATGGATTTACTAACACCTATTGGTTTCGCGTCGGGTGCTTGACTGGTTATAATTTTTGTTATCGTCATGACATTATCCTACTGTTTGCTGCTCTTCTTGCTAGTCTTCTAACTGATGATGTAAACGGTCTTCCTTCTAAACGACCAGTTCTACCGTTAATTTTTAGGCCACCCGCGAAATATTGATTATTCAATTCGTCTGCACCAGACCATCTAACTCTACCATTATCTTCTATTAATACCGATCCACTGGCTGGTAGTGGTTTACCCACTCGCCTAAAGTTTAATGGCAGTGCATTTTTATTTACACCGGCACCTGCAAGGTTAAATTGGTGTGCTAGACTTTCAATTAAACTACCGAACAATAATTTTTGCGGATTTAATATTGTTCTAATTACAAGGTTTATTATGGTATTAAGCATATCTTGTTCAGCTGGATCTGCAGTAAATGTTAACATATAATTTTTCATTCTATTGAACGAGAATATAAATGCATCCAATACCGTAGTATCATTAGGGCCTATATTAGTCCACGCGGAAATTCCATCTGAAACATAAACATCCCCTTCATATATGTTTTCGGGATTTGATGAAGGATCATATACTATATAAGCTGAATTTTCTGCTACTGTATTTGCATCTGGAAGATCTAAAACATCATCAATACTGCCAATATATACTGTATTTGCATCGGGTGGGTTAAACACTTGAAATACGTGATCACCCTTATAATCAAAAAAGCTGGCTGCAAAGTTTCTAGAACCTGTTTGTCCGGCAGATAATAAATCGTAATAAATTGATTGGATAAAGTTATTAGCATCTCGTCTGGTTAAAGTTTCATCTATGTTGGCCCCCAAAGTGACAACATATGTGCCGTATACCTGATCCCACATATCTTGTATAATATCAAGTCTGTTGTCACTTATTGCTTCAGCAAGTGTATTTGCAGTAATCAATACATCTTTTTCTACACCAGTCAATTCATACGGATTTACGACAAAGGTGAATCCTTTGGCGCGCATAGAGATATCACCAAACTGTGTACCAGAATTGTTAAGCGTCACTTGACCGCCGTTTAGAGCATAGAAAGCGCATCTTTGGAAAATAGTAATAGAACCGATACCGTTAATACCAGCTCCATTCTTTGCCACATAACCCATACCGTTTGGCGATCTTGGTGTTGCACCAAATGCTAGCATATATGGGAAAATTGTATCTGGATCAAGTACTGCTCTATCTGCAAGTAATACACCGCCGCCCCGGCCCACCAATGGATTTGCATTGATTGGATCTAATGGAGCAGCAATATTTTTTCGTGCATAGTTACTAATTTGGCTACAATCTTTGATATATGGAGATCTTAAGATAGTAGCACCTGGTCGGAATGCAACAGCGAAACCCTTTGTAGGATCATCGAAACTGTCGACTCTCATATTTTTGAAACCTAGGCCTTGTATGTAGCACCCAGAACCAACGAGGAAGCAATTTTCTTCAATCGGTTCATATTGAGCCCAATTTTCTGCTGACCCGTTATTTGGATCATAAAGGTGTATATTAGTTGCATACTGCCCATTTGTTGATACTACTGAACAATCATCTCTGAGCGATAAATTGCCTTCAGTAAAATAATCGCCAGGCATAACTGATATTGATAAAGGATAATTGACGGAATTCATAAATGCAACTGCTTCTTCAAGTGTCTGGTAAGGCTTCATATAACTTCCATTACCACCAGGTTCGGCGTCGGCTGCAACGTAAACTTTATTTGTCTTTTTAAGTTGTTCGGCGATTTCAAAATTAAAGTCAGCAAAACTTATCTTGACAGTTTGACCAGATGAAACGTCTTTAAGTATAAATTCATCTGCGTCTGCAATAGGTGATGTATAATTATTCAAACCACTCATAGTAAAATTAGTAAGATCAGTACCAGAAAGTGAACCGTTATTTATTGTTGGTGCATTTAATGCGCTGTTATTAATGTTAGAAGTATTAATTGTGCTAGAGTTGATAGTAACTCCAGTACTTACAGCGTTTGTGATAGTCCCGCCAGTAATAATAATGTTATTAAAGGGTTCTTTTTGAATTACTTTTACTAATTCTGATCTAGTGACATTTTTAGTACCATCATCGCCTTGTGCGATGTTTACCATGACAAAAAGGTCTTGAGATGCAGTTTCATCTGCTAGTATTGGACCTAATTGAGAGATTTTTGACATCTAAATACCTTTTTATCTTTATTTATAAAGCTAGAACGAATTTCAGTATTTCATCACGATCTAATATATATGCTTTTATCACATTTTCGCCATTATTAATTATTTTCTTTAATCTATGTCTTCCGTCTATCATTCTGTATTTTTTCATATCTGGATTTTCCATATTCTTTGCAAGTATAACGGGTTTGGTAATATCGGCTCTTAAGTATCTAATATTATCATTACATATACTTTCTAATTCCTTATATCCAATCAAACTAATATGAACATTACTAAATTGAATATCTTTAAATTTAATATAAGAGTAAACACTCTTACAATTTATAACGAGATTTCTATTACAATCATTTAATTTCCAACTGTCATTTAATATGTGTATCATATTATTCTAAATCCGAAACTGAGCCTATCTGTTTCACTTCCGACACAGTGCCAAAGGTACGGCGGTTTATCCGTGATATTAAACATTCTAACTGTTATACCTTTATCATCATAATCTGTAATTACTTTACCATTTTCAAAGTATCTAAAAAAAGATTTTCCACCTTCTTTAGACCAAGTGATATATAGTCTTTTACATGGTATATCACTATTTGTATGCCAAGACATAAATCCAGTATCGGGATAATGAAAATAACCACTCACTTGAATTATAGAATCAGTAAAAACTTTTTGTAATACCGGTATAAATTTATTTGTTATCCTTAAACCAGAAAAATTAATTAGATTAGAAGTTTCTGATATTATGATATCTGATTTGCGTGTTTCAATCAGCGATTTTTCCGAGACATAATCTTCCCAAGCTTTACATACTTTTAATCCAACCAGCTTACTGTTTATTAGAATTTTATCGACGTTTTTAGCAATAATTTGTTCTATTTCATTTTGTATTTCAGCATCAAACGTTATACGTAAACTCATTTTAATAAGTACTCATACTTTTCTTTGTAGTCTACTAATAATTCTCTCGGCACAACCTTGTTAACTTTAAAGAAACAATCTAAATCTTTAAGTTTATATTGTACTTCCGCTGGAAGATTTCTTAAAATCTGCTTGTCATTTTCGATCTGCTTTACTACATCTTGTTTCCCAGATAACATTGCTCTCATTTGCAATATATCCAGTATAGAAAATATTTCTGATCTTGCTGATCTATAAAGATCTAAAAAGAACATTTTAATTAGATCCATATCAAAAATTACATCTGTTGGTTTACTATAATTATCAAATTCTGTTTTATTAATGTGTATCAAGATAGCTTTTTCGCTATCACTCATATCTTTATTATAAGGTTTTATCAATGTCACAGAATCCATAGGTATTACAGTTTCTTTTTTTAGTAATTGAACGGATTTGTTTGAAATTACAAAATTCAACTTTTTTGTACCCACTGGATTATTAAAAAATATAATATTCATATCTGCCTCTTAAAAAACTACTAATGCGATTCGAGTAGGGTCAACTGCTTCTATACCAAATGCATTTCCGCCACCGTTGTCATTACCAACTAAAAATGAATACCACTGACTATACGTTCTTTTAGCTCTTACTGTAAACCCAGTTGTAGTAAATGAAGTTGCAAATGCATTCCACAAGTCTGCTTGAAAATTATTTATATGGTTTACTGGCAGCGGGCTGCCCGCCGGATCATCAATTTCAAGCCCTCCAGGGATGGCGTTAGGATTCTGAGATAGATCCCCATCATCAACATTCGTTATAACTACACCCCAATTGCTGGATCCATCTCGAATTGAAGCATCGCAAGTAAATGAATAATTACCTTCAGCAACCCTCGTTAGTGTCAAGTTTCTCGATTTAATAACAGCACCAGTGGCACCATTAAATACAATGAAAGCCTTTACACCAGCCGCGTTTATCGAATCTAGAGTTCTAGCTGGGTTCATAACCTTTGTTGCGCTTGTTAATGTTGTAGCATCAGATAAACTAGCAAAATCTACTGATAAAGTTCTATCTGCTGCTAAAGTTCCTCCACCCAATAAACCGGTTCCTGGAGATATAGTTCTAGAGGTATATACGCCGTTAGTTACGGTGCCTGCATTGCCATTAATACTTCCTGTAATAGTATTTGTCACGGTCAAATTAGTTAATGTACCTACTGTAGTTAGACTGCTTGTAACCACATTACTCGCTAGTGTAGTGCCTGTTATATTTGCAGCTGCGACTGAACCTGCGGTACCAGATGTATTTCCTGTGACATTACCGGTAACATTTCCAGTAAGATTACCCGCAAACGCAGTAGAAGTTAAGATACCTGTGCTTGGATTATATGTGAAGCCAGTATCAGTTCTAACATTTTCATTTCCGGTTGCTGCATCTACAAATACTGGAAAATGAGTAGCGTTTGTCGTGTTTGTTGCAACAAGTGCGACTGTAGTTGCAATAGATGCAGTCCCTGAAAGTATACCAGTTATTTCGATATTGCCAGATGAAGTTAATTTTAAATTTGCGGCACCGTTAGTAATAATAAAATTTTTGGTAGTATTGTTTTCAAAACCAATTTGCCAATCTGTATCAGTGGTGTTAAAGAGTGATACTCTAGGACCTGAAGTACTAGATAATCTACTTAAAACAGTTTGGTTAGTTGTAATAAAAACAGGAGCAGAAAATTCTACTTCTGTCGATCCAACTTTAGGACTAATATCATCAACTCTTAAAAGTGTACTTGCAATTATATTATTAGCGGTAAAATTACCCTGCAGAGTAGCATTACCTACTGTAACATCTCCACCTGCAGTAGCAAGAGAAGTTGTCACTATATCAGTTTTTACTAAGTCTACTAATTCGTTAGTTTTATCCAACCAAACTTGAAATGTGTTATTAGCAGATACTTCAGTTATTGATGACTTTGCCATTATTCTTCTCTATTCTATCTTCTAAAAGTTTATATAAAGTGTCCACTCTTACTCTAAGATAATCTATATCTTTTTGCATAGAAATCATCTTTCGATTCTTATCTCTTTCCTGCTTGTATTTATAAAGGGCATCTGTATCGGTATTGATCAGTGCTTTTGTTCTTTCGTCTCTGATCATGTAAGTGCGATTCCTCTATAATCTAGAAGTCTTGGAACAGAACCTATCGGTAATCTTCCATTTACTTCATCTACAATAAATTCAATCTTTACGGCAAATTTTCTATATCCAGAATATTCACCAGATGTGTTTGAATAAGTCAATACATCACCAACTTTTTCAGTGTCTGGCAATTTATAAACAAACTCTTTAAAATCATTAGTATTACTTGTTGATGAATAAACTTCAGCACCTTCAACTAATTCAAGTTGTATCCAATCATTGACTTCAATTGACAATGGATCTGACGCGTGTTGAACTTTAATATACACATTAATATCTGTATTGATTGGTCTGTAAGCAGTCGTATAAAGTGTAAAATCTTCTGCATCTAGATTTTCTGCCAACTCGATAGTTCTAGAAACATATGATGAAGTATTTTCTGTGTTTGCCCCAACTTTATATTGATATGCTAATATCGAAGCAGTTTCAACATCTATAAACGGCGTCGCAGTAGGATTGGATCCATTTGTTAAAGTAAGAGTAAGATCAAATGGTTTTACTCCGTTGGATTTACTGAAAATTACACAACCTTTTTCATTAAATAGTGTTTTATCATTAAACAGTATATTTCTAGTATATGTTGAATCTGTATCAGATGGATCTGTGAATGTACCAGTTATGACAGTATCAGTGACACTGTTATTTGTTTTCAATATGATCGGCTGTATATAACTAAGTTCTATGTTATCTACGGAACTAATTGTAGCAGTAGCTGCGCTTGTAAAGCCAGTTATTGAGTTTCCTGTCGCAAAAAGTTTGCTTAAGCTTGCCGACGAGCGTTCAAGCACCATAAATTCTGGATTTCTTCCCGTGTAATAAACTATATTTCCTACAACTGCTGGGTTATGTGTAAATGAACCCGTAAATTTGGAAGGTTTATCTAATATCATTGATGTTGTTGAAACTTGAAGAATTTTAAATAGATCTTTATTTCCACCACTAACAACGTAGATATAATCGTCCACTGCATAAGTATCAGATAGTGCGGTACCAGTTATTTCAGTATTTCCTGCTGAAAGCGAAACTGTACTGGTAGTAGATCCTGTTCTAGCCTTAGTGGTATACACAACTTCACCACTTTGGAAGTCACCAGTAATGGCAGAAATTGTGAAGAATTCATTGTCTTCATTTGTAAGAGTTACAGTACCACTTGATTGATTAAATTCTTTTCTATACAACGTAAACTTAAGATCTTCATCCTGATATGATTGCCATGATCTATTGTTTGTAGATGTAAATAGAACACCATCACCCCAGTCCATAACAACTGGTGTACCTGTGCTAAAATCTTCTAGTCCAACTTTAGAAGTATAAACCAAATAATCAGGATCTCCTGCGTCTGGCATAATTACAATTGCATATTCTTTTTCAACATCTAATCTAATAGGAGCTTTAAAGAATACAGATGTTGCGGTTGTGCCAGTTTCAGAAGTATTAATGTTTGTTGATTTAAAGTGTACCATAGAGAACGGAATAATTTCTGCTGTAGGATAACCGTTCATTACTTCTCTTAACATAACAGTCACACCGTTTGTCAAACTTTTTCTCTTGAAGAAAAGATCAATTCTAGAAGCAAAAATACAATCAGCGCCTTGGGCCATTGCAGATTTAATAAAGAATGTTTGTGCAAGTGGATCATTATTAGGTGTAGGTGTCTGAACTGTTACTGGTCTATTTACTACTGTTCTTGAAGTAATAGTTTCTGTTACTCGTATATCTGGTTCTCTAGTACTAAGTGTAAGGCTTTGTTTATTTACAGAAAAATTGTAAGCTCTGTATGTTATAATCCCGCCTGAAGTTCCTGCTGATTCTATCGAATCTATATCATCAACGTCGGAGATTTTAAGTACTCTATCACCTACATAGAATGTTTCTGGTGGTATTGTAAATATAGCTGCTAGGCTGCCATTGATATCTGTTATAACACTGGTAACAGTTGTGCCTGCGGCCACAACATCTCGTACAGAATCCGATTCTGGTACTATACCAGGCAGTACACTGGAGTTTACATCAACATCATCAAAGAAGAAATAATGACGTGTATTTGGTCTTAGACCATGCATTAAAATTCTGACTTGTCTCGATCTCATGAATGGATTGAAATTAAAGTTTGTGACAAATTCACCTAGATTTTGTTCATTGACTCTGCCTTCAGAAACCTGAAGAGAACGAGTGATATCTTGAATAATATCCGTCTGCTGCGTTGTAATAGAAGTTGTTCTTGCTTTTCTTCCTTTACCTGCGGTTGTTCTACCAATTTCTTCAACTCTTGACTCTAAGAGTGTAGATTGAGTTGATGTTAATGGAACAAATTCTTGTAAAGCTTCAGTAAACTCTATAAATGGAGTCGCCATATCAATCTCAATATTTGGCGCTGGTGCTGTAACAGTATCAAACGCGCCATCATATTCTGGGAATAAGAACCCAGTACCTCTGTAATCATAGAAGTTACTGACACAATTTCTAAAGCTATTAGCATAAGGTTGTGTAATTATTGGTGTATTTACAGAGGATTCAAGAGTTGCAACATCTATTTCTAAACTGCTAGGGTGCAGTGATATATTTGATGATGTTTTATACTTTAGATTAATAGGTATTGTTTTTACTGCAGGCATGAGAGACTTTTCAGTAAAATCAACTGCTGCACTAAATTCATTATTTTTTACATCGGCTATTGATAGGTCGTTAAATGGATCTACCAAAATACCATTTTTAAATCTGGTTATACCATTTTCATCTGTAATATTTAAGTTTTCAGTTGAAGCTTCTAGCATGGAAACTGACATGTAATAAAGTAATTTACTGATCTTTTGATCTAAATCACCTATTTCTTTCATAGTGTAATTTTTATTTCCAAGTGATTTAGTTTTAACCGCTAATTCGGCTTTATTTTCTAGTGATGCTCTGTCAGAAGAAATTGCAGGATAACCTGGTACATAAATTTCACTAATAACTAGACGATCATCTCCGATAGTTGGTGCTTTTGATTTCTTCGAAGGAGAACCTTTTACTGTTGAAAATCTACCATATGAATCTATAGTAATCACATCTGTTCTATTTAGATAATACTCATAATCTACAGTTGCAGCTGAATTTAATGCTGGGATTATAAATGTTCCAGAGAATGTAGGTGTGGCACCTACTGCAGTACTAACTGTTGGTGCTGTTCCTAGCACCTCTGCATTCGCATATGTTACTGTATTTGTCGCGTATGGTCTAAAATCAAGACAATTGCGAAGATTTAAATTTACACCTGACGATGTTGTGTATGTAGGTATTAAACTTAGATCAAAATCATTTGGATAACTATCAACATTAAAGAAATAAGATCCAGTAGCAGTATCAAGCTTAAAAGCTTTAAACGTAATAGTCATTAAACCCGAAGCTGGTACTGGTCTGCCAGGTATGTATTCGATATATGAAAGATCGTAATAATGATCTTGCTGATTTGTTTTGAGTCTAAAGCTATTGGTTACGTCATTGCTACTTGAATCTAAAATACTAACTAGTTTATACGCGTCAGGGAATCCTAAACTATAAGATGTTGTTGCAGATGAATATGTAGCTTTAACATAAAGTGTTCTATCTAATTTGTTGTATGGTTCCGCAACTTGATCTCTTGAGTTATAGTATATAGTCCCTGTCGATGCAGGCGTTTGGCCTGGAACTAAATTGATTGTTATTTGTGTTGCGCTGTCTCTTACAATACTCGATATTTGAAGATTGTCTTGAGTAGTGTCAACAATTAAAGTATCATCTAGTTGTACATTAAAATCTTCACCAGTAAGAGCAGTTAATGTGAATGAATCTGTTATTGTAGTGAGTGATCTTGCTTTTCGCACAGGTATGCTGATATCTGTAACAGTTCTAAGGAATGTTTCACCGACATTAAAAATTAGTGTATCATTGCTTTTCTGTTTTATCGTGGGTATTATTTTTACAGATCCCGCAGCGCCATCAATAGATGCTACATCTGCAAAATTATTTGCACCCATTCTTATATCAGAAAGATAAACACGGCTTGGTGTGAAATTTCGTACTTTTGCGGTACCTATAGTAGTTCCACCGACATTTTTCAATGCTGCTGTAGCATAAGTTCCTACGGGTAATGTTCCCATTATTGTTGTATTAGCAATATCAACATATGATCCATAATTAAATGAGACAGGCTGATTTGCTTGTGTTTCAGTATCTGCAATTTCCAATTGATCTATAGGTACAAAAAGCTCGGCCTTATTTTCTATTCTAAAACCTTTTATATACGCAAGGCCAGGTTCAATTGCTGCTTGTATGGCTCCATTAGCAGAACCTGTAACTTTTGTCTTAAAGCCTCTTACTTTATAGTTACCAGACTCTTCAAATGTTCTTCGCGCCATTTCTTCGCCGATTACATTATATTGAGAAACGTCTCTTATCTGAACGGCGTTTCCATTTACATATCTAGCAAGAGTAAAGAATGTTGAATCTGCATCTGCTTCGTTTGTTGGAATAGCTACTAGAATAGGTTCTAATTTAAGTCTATTAGCACCTGGAGCATTCTGATTTGGTGTTCCAATGGAATTATCGTATAAACTATTATCCGTGAGAGATGAAATTAATCTTTCACTTACTCTATAACCAACAGAAATATTATTTGGAACATTTGTATATTTGGATAAGATTACTATCTGTGGTTTGGCATATAGAAAATGCCCTTTTTGGTACGTAATACCAACAGCAGATTCGACACCAAATGAATTACCGACATGATTTGCTCTACTTGTAACTGAAAATTCTGCAACTTTTATTCCGACACTCGTAACATCATTTTCGATTGTGTATCTGTAAATTTCTAAAGTTTCACCTTGGTCAAAAACTTTTTCTTGTGCATTGTTGGAATTCAAATAATTAATGTAAAATGTACTTAAATCTGGGTCATTTGTTTCAAACCCGAATGACGCGGCTATAATTAATGCTCTTAGACTGGTAGTAGCACCTAAGATTTCATAAAATGTTTCAATTCCTGTTTCTTCATCTATCCCACCAACAAATTCGTTTACTGATGCTGTAACATCTGGGTTTAAAATATTGACTGGAGTTTCATTTACTTTTACATATTTAAGTGCCGACAATTCGGTGAAGTTACAACCTTTAATAATTGTACCTTCTTTGAAAATATTATCACCAAACTGTTCTACTTGATTTTGTAGAATAGTTTGAAGTTGAGTCAATTCTCTTGCTTGAACAGCATAACCCGGTCTAAAAAGTATTCTATGATACTGTTTAGTAATATCATAATCATCATAGTAAGGGGACTCATTGAGATTGGTACGAATTGGCATTTACGATCCTTAAAATTCTAATATAATTTTATATTCTTCGTTTGAAGTAGATGTTCTAGTTATTGGAGCAAAGTTAGTCATGTAATAAACATCACCTGTCTTTTGCACATACTGAGGTCTTGTAATATTATTTATATCTAAGAGCTGGTTTTGTGATGAGATGATTTTTCTTGATGTATTAATTGGTATATCATCATATATATAGCCCGCAGCATCAAGCCCTACACCAGATGTTTTATATGGCCCGTGATAATTACATAGATAAACTGTATTTGCACTTGAAGTTTCATGTACCTCGGCAGAGAATGTAATCTCACCATTTAAAGTTTGTGTAACAATTTCACCAACTGTTAGAATGTTTGAGCTTAAAGTTAATTCGATTCTATTATCAAACAAATCAGTATTAGAAATAAATTCTGGATCCTTTACTAATCCTATTTTTGTATATTGATTAGTAGATGGGATAGATAAATTATCAGTATTTGTCAATTGCGCGTATACAATTACTCTTCTAGATAATAACTCTTTTTCAAAATCATAACCATGTCCGTTTTCAGGGGAAAGAACTGGTCTTAATGTTGCTTCTACGTCTGCTGCAAATTCACTAGATGTATCAAATCCATATAAAGGAGTTACTATTCGAGCTGTAGCTCTCGTATATCCGCTTCCCTTATTTAATATAATAGTACTTTCTATTGTTCCTAAACTATTGATTTTAGGTATTGCTACGGCTCCAGATCCATCACCCTTTATTTCTATTCTAGGAAAGATTTCAAAATTAAAATCTTCTTCTATGAAATTATCTTTGTCTAATAGTGTGATTATTCCTTTATTCGGTGACACGTATCTATAAGTATCTATAGTATAGATTCTTGCTTCGTTATTGGGATCTATGACATAAAAATTTTGGCCGGCGTAATAATTTCCTAATTCTGACAAGTTGCCATTTGTTGAAGTAATAGAGATCTGATTTGTTTCCACTATGCCGATTTCACCTTCGCGAAATTCATAACCTTTATTTACATCATAATTTTCTACTTCAATGTGATCTATAGATTTTCCATTAACTGGACTATTTTTTATGTAGCACACGCCGCTAGATGCTATATATGTGCCAGTTTCATTTCCGCCAACGGTAAACGTGGATGAATTTGCTGTAACTATCGTTCTATCTGTAATATTATATTGAATTGGTTCTACATCGCGGACAGATGCTACCATACCCGCCGCAAAATCATTTGTAGCAAAGAATGTGACAAAATTTCCTGTTCCAATTACATTAGTAATAATAGAAGATTTATACATTATTGGAGCATATCTTAGTGCTGCGTATTTTCTAAAATCGAGTTCGGATATTGCGTACATGTGTTTCCACACGTAACCATCACCCATTCTATAAATTTGATCATCTGTATCAACATTAAAATTAGGTGCGTTGACAGATTTTGCGCCGTGATTGTTATACAAACACTTATAAACTCTATAATCTCCGGTGCCATTATCCGAAGGATATACTATAGCATAAAACTTTTTATCTACTAAATCCACTTTATCGTCGTATTGATCATACACTGTATCGTATTGCCATCTAGTATTATCAATCATAAAGAACACTTCGTTAGGATCAACTTTTTTACCGAATAGAGAATTTTCTAAAAATTCATTTTTAGAAAATTCTGAATTTATTGTCGTTGATGGATTGACAGAGGAAACAAAAACGTAATAATTAGAAAGATCAAAATCTTCTTTAAAATTATTTGTATTATTTGTTCTAAATTTATGTGTTATGATTGACATTTTTTCCTCAAGCGTTTCTTATTATAGAAATTCTAGCACTAGAATTTACTTTGACTTCATCTTTAAGAACAAATTGGCCAAACATCTTAGTTCCAGCCAGATGCGATATTTCAGTGAGTGTATTTTTATAGGTATTTATATCCGTTTTAGAAGATATCCTATAAGAATATTCTTGATAGTAATCACTATCCTGCAGCACTTTTCCATCTTGATAATTTAGATGAGATTCTTTAGACGACCATCTGCCTTCAATTATTCCTTGACCTCTTGCATCTGTAATACCAACAGCTAATATGTTTCCAAAATTATCTGTTATAGTTACTTCACGATTATCTGAATATCCATAACCAGAATTTGTAACATCAACTTTTAAGATTTTTCCTACCGCAAATTGAGTCACTGCATTAATATCTGCATTAAACCCTAGTTTTTTAGAACTATAATCTCTGCTTATACTAATTGGATTATAACTAACGCCGTTGAATGTGATAGGTCCATTTGCAAACCCGTAATAAGAATAAGGCAGAACAAACAATGTATTTCCCGTAATTCTTAAAATTTTACCGGATATGCCATTTTGCGT